TCTATTTACATAATTATAATATTTATCATCTTTTAATGTTAATGGACCCCAATTGCAAATTTCAATTCCTATTGCAAGAGGATCTATTGATCTATATGGTACAGCATTTGCTCTAAATACATCAGGTTTAATACCTAAATGGTATGCCCATTTTTTAGATGAAAACGCTTGGCAAATTTCTCCATCAAAAGTATCTTTTGATAAACCTTTACCAGATATTACTATACATGTAGCAATTCTACCTCTATCATCTTTATCCCACATTTTAATAGTTCCTGGTGCAGAAGAATTTCCTGCTGTGTGATGTAGTACAATTTGAAGTTTTTTAGTATTTTCGTTTATATACTGCCCTTCAGATAATGGGACTTGTTTAATTTTTGATAAATCTAAATTCATATTATTCTTCTGTAAAAAAGTTTGTTAAAAATTTTCCAATTACTCCAGTAATTAAAGCAATTATTGCTACCCAATGAGTAGATTGATACATTGCAAATCCTGTTATGGTAGTACTTACTGCAAGTAAAGCATCACCTAATTTTCTCCATTTTGTGGGGGTTGGTTTGTAGTAATTCTTTAACATTTTATTATACATATTATATTTTATATTTCCATACATATCCCCCAGCAGTTTTATGGTTTTTTCTTAAACATTCTGAAATAGATGGTTGAGTGATGTTTAAAATTTTAGATGCTTCAGATAAAGAAGAAAATTCTTGAATTCGATTCATGTCTAGATCATATTGTATGATAGGTTTACCTTTCCCTTTATTTGGAGAAATTCTACCTTTATATGATCTATCTTTTCCTTTTAATGGGGATGGTTTTCCTTTTAAAGCTCCAGATATTTTTTCTCTCCATTCTTCGCTATGTTGCCATTTTTTTCTGTTTTCTCCGAAATTTAATGGTTTTGGAATTCCTTTTAAAGCTCTAGATATTTTTTGTTTTGATTCTGGAGTATGTTTTGAAGTGCCACAACCCCCTCTATTTTGGTTAAGACCAATACTATCACTTTGATAAAAATTTATCCAATATCTTTCTCTTTCCCTTAAAATTTTATTATTTTGTTGTTCGGGCAAATTTGATTGAAACTTAACATATTCTTTAATTTCAAAAATATGTTTATCATACCCGTACTTTTTTAAAGAGTTCTTCAACAGAGAATTACTCCCCATTGAAGAACTATTTTTGTAATGAGACCATCTTAAAAATATATTTTTTGATAATCCAATATATACTTTTCCTTCAGGATTAACAATTTTATAAATTCCTCTTTCCATATATTGTTTTATTATACATATTGAAAGATATGATCAAAATCGCTTAACCCTCACAAGCTACACAATTATCATCTCGTTGAATGGCATCACCACGTAAAATACTTTCGGATCGCATGTAATATAATGTTTTAATACCTTCTTTCCAAGCTAATTTATGTATATCACTTATATATTTTGGTGAATCAGATGGATCAAAAGTTAAATTAAGTGAAATAGCTTGATCAACGTATTTTTGTCTAATTCCATTTTGGCGAATAATTTCATATGGATTAATTTCTTTAAATGTTAAGAAAATTTCTTTTTCTTCATTAGTTAAAATATAATCAGGTAACCCCATTACAGATCCTTTATCTTTAGCTATTTGATCCCAAACGCTATCAATGTTATATCCTTTAGATTCAAGTAATTTTTCAAGTGTAGGATTACGTTTAATAAATGTACCTTTAGCTGTTTTTAAATTATATACATTTGCTGGTATTGGTTCAATTGAAGGTGATACACCTCCTGAAATGTGAGCGTTTGATACTGTTGGAGCTATAGCTAAATGATGTGTATGTCTTAGTCCTGTTCCTTTACACCATTCTGGTTCTCCATATTCTTTTGCCTGGTCACTAGATGCTTTTAATGCTTCTTTTTCTATAAAATCAAACATTAAACGAGTATAAGAGTTTGCTTGCAATCCTGCAAACGGTATTCCTTTTTCTTGTAAAAACGTATGCCATCCTAAAACACCAATGCCAATTGCTCTACCTTTAGAAGCGGAACGATATGTATTTTCCATAAATCTAACGTTTTTAGATCTATCAATAAATTCTTGTAATACACCTTCCAAAAACCAACAAGTTAATTCAGGTAAAGTCATCCCATTTTCAAATTTATATTCTTTCCACTCATCCCATCTTGCTAAATTAAGAGAAGATAAACAACAAATAAATGAATGTAGTTCATCTGTGTAAAGTGCTATCTCTGAACAGTTATGCACCACTGCGTTGTTTGCATAAAAGTTTGGATTGTCCTGTACTGTTACATCATATACAGGTTTTTTAGTTTGTAGTTTTGTTATTTTTAATCCCATATTTTAGTTTTCTTTATATTTCCATTTATAACCGTAAATTGTTGGTCTTTTACCTTTTGCACATTCTCCAATAGCTGCTCCTGTTTTTTTACCTAAAAATTGGGCTGCTATAGTTTGTGATTCCCACTCTTTAATGAAATTGTTGTTTAAATTAAATTGTAGTACCTTTTTATTGTTTTTCCCTATATTGTTTAATCTAGCTTTTTCTCTAGATTCGGTAGATTGTGTTTTTCCTTTCATTGGAGAAATTCTACCTTTATGTCCTTTTGGTTTACCTAAATGAGCTTTTCTTAAATTTTCACTATGCCATTCAGGTTTTTTCCTTCCATATGGGTATCCAACACCTTTTCTATTTCTATTGTAGAATAATTTAGAGATAAAAGCACTATAATATTCTATGTAATATTCTTCTAACTCTTTCATTACTTTAGGGCAATCTACTATGGCTAAAATTTCTCGTTTGAAATTTTCTTTACCATATTTTTTAAGTGATTGTATAAGAGAAGTACCACTCCCTAAATACCCATCATTTAAATCTTTACAAACGTGAGAACCTATATATTTTTTATAGTTTATTAAATTTGTTGTTATATAAACAATATATTTAAGGTTTTTTTCGTTCGTGATATTTTTGTTTAAGTTTTTCATCGATTTTTTCTTTGTTAGACCAGTAATATTTCTTACTATATTCTCGTTGTTTGAGAATACGTTCATCTTCTGTTTGGTATTTTTTGATACGTCCCATCGATTATAAATATTGTAGATCTAAGAAAAAATCTAAGAAAAATTAATAACTAATTAAATCATTTTTATCACAGTATTCTAAAAGATCACCTATTTGTTCTTCAGTTAATCCTTCTTCTTCATATATATCAAACATATTTTTAAAATCTCCAAAATACTCATAAGATTCCTCAGCATTTGCTATAAAAGATTCCATAAAATCATTATCATTTATAAATTGTTCTATATTTGACGATGATTTATTTTCTTCAATAATACCTGCTAATTTTTGCATTCTTTTAAATTCTTCGTTTAAGATTTGTTTTTTCATTTTAATTGTGTTTTGAATTGGTTTAATTCATAGTTATACATATTAATAAATTCATTAATAGATTCAATTATATCAGTTTTCTCCGTTAAAACATTGTATTCTATTTCACCTACTATTTTATCCTCTACTACATTTAAAAACCATATTTTTCCCCATTCTTTTTGAATAAAAATCAATAGGTCTTCTTTCTCGTTAAAGATACAAAAATAATCTCCTACCTCCAAATTTCTAGTGGATTGATTTTTAGGTAACCCTAAAAATGTACCTTTAGAGGTAGGAATTTTTTCTGTGATTGTTTCTTTAATAAACAAGTTCATCTTCTTCAGTTAAATGTTGTGATTCAACCCAACCACGGTTTTTGGTTAATATTTTATGTTCGGGTGTACATTGTAATTTAAATCCAGTTACTTCATCCTCTATTTCCAATAGTTCAGCCTCTGGGTTAGTCATGCCAAAATTGGTGATTAGTTTGTATTCTTTTTCAAGTGTATCTTGGTTATAACTTAAAATATATATTTCTGAGTTGATTTGAAGAGTAAATTCAAGATCTTGGATTTCAATTTCTTTTGTTTCTTCTCCTATTTTGATTTGAATTTTTGTATCACCTGTTACACAAATATTTGTCATTGAAACATGTAAGTTATTCTTTTTATATGCTTCAGGGTTCGCATTGTTTACATTATCCTCAAACATAATATAAGGTTCACCTGTTTCAAGTCGTGTTTTTAAAATTTCACCCCATAGTTTAAGTGCCTTAGGATCACGTTCTTCAACTCGATTCATGAATGCATCATCAATTACTACACATTGGTGCATATTTAAACATTGACGGTTAACATCACCTTTTGGACGTCGAATCATTAAAAATTCTTCAATATCTGGGTGGTTAATACTTAAATTAACTGAAGCAGCACCGCGTCTAACTGATCCTTGATTAGTTGCTAAAATGGTTGAGTCATATATTTTAACCCATGGAACTACACCTTCGGATACTCCATTTCCTGAAATTGCTTTGCCGCGTCCTCTAATTCTAGATACACCAATTCCAACGCCTCCACCTTGAGATGATAAACGCATTAATTCTGAATTAGCTAATGCAATTCCTTCAATTGAATCGTCTGTGTCAATTCCAAAACATGAAATAGGCATTCCACGTTCTGTTCCAAGGTTTGATAAAACAGGAGAAGCTAAACATAACCAATTTTTTACCATTGCTTCATAAAAGAATGGTTGTAAATCTTTACGTTTTAAACGACGAGCAGCTGCTTTAGAAACTCTTTTAAATGCCCCAAAAACATCTTCGTCAGGCAATAAATAACCTTTAGAGATCATTGATATTCCTACTTCGGTAAACCAAGTAGGGTAATTTTTTCCTTTAATCCAATTTGTTGTATCTACTTGTATACTCATTTATTTTTTATTTTATAAATCGCTCCAGTCAGCGGTTGATTTGGAATAATCTGTTACTCGGTTTGCAAAGAAATCTTGATGTGTTTTACCACTTGTTAAATGTCCAAACCATTCCATTTGTCTTAATAGATTAGGGTCAATATCATTGTATAAAGAATTATAACCTAATTCAATTAATTTTTGATTAGCACGTTCTTTAATAAAATTCTTTAATTGGTCTTTATTTAAACCTTTAACTTCACCCATTTCAAACGCTTTATCTATAAAATCAAATTCTAATTTAACTGAAAGATCGCATGCTTCATATATTTGAGATTCCATACCTTCTTGTAATTCAGGCATTTCGTCCATCATAGTTCTAAACAGCCAACATCCCGCTTTTGAATGTAATGACTCATCACGCACACTCCACTCAACAATTTGAGCAGTACCTTTCATTAGGTTACGTAATTGGAAAGACATTAAAATAGCAAACGATGAAAATAAATTTACACCTTCAGTAAATGCAGAAAATATAGCTAATGAAAGTGCTTTTTCACGTAATGTGTCTCCAGGTAATTCAACTAAACGATCAATTTTAGCTTTTGCTTCCTCATCTTCCATAAAAGCTTCAAAATCATCTAAACCAAGTTCCTCATTTAATCGAGCATAAGCTTCAGCATGAATTGATTCAAAATCAGCAAATGCACACGCCATAGCTTTGATTTCATGCTTAGGAAACCATACCGATACCTTTGTTGACCAATAATCGTTTACATACGTTTCAGTTTGAGCAAACGATTTTAAAATATTACCAATTAAGTTTTTTTCTGATTCGCTTAATTTAAGTTTCCAATCATTTAAATCTGAAGATAAAGGTACCTCGTCAGCAAGCCAATGTGCTTGGTGTTGTTGTTTGTAAAATTCAAACGCTGTTTGATATTCAAATGGTTTATAATGTGGTCTAAGTTCTGTAATCATGTGTTTAATTCAAAAAATTTGTTTGAAAGCATTTTACGATCTAAATCATCAAAATTACTATTTAATTGTTTATTTGGAATAACGGTGTCTGCTTCTTCATCGTAATGTTCTCCAATTGAAATGTGACCATTTGATGTATTAACATCAACTTGAAAGGTAAGACCATCTATACCATATCTATTTTTCATAATATGCATCCTTCCAGTTCCGTTAACTTTATCTTCTTTTTTTCTTGAAAGTGATATTGACAAGTCAGTAATCATCATTTTATCATAACTACCTGCGGCTTTATCACCTTCAATAACATTATCTTTAGCACCTGCACGATTTACTTGAGAAACTGACCATATAGGTATGTTTAACTCTCTAGCTAATCCTTTCGTGCTAGTATAAATATCATCAATTTCTCCCTTACGGTCAACATTTCTTTTTCTTGTTGAAAGAAGATCAATGTAATCTATAATAATAAGATCTGGTTCAATTCCCATACCTTTTACTTTCTGGATATGGGCTTCTATGGTACCAATTGTGGTTTTTCCCATTGGAAATTCGCGAATAATTAATTCACCTTCCATATTAGAAGTCAATTCTTCAATAGATGCTTTATGTTTTTCTAATTGGTCAACTGGTACACCAGTAAAGAAAGCGTCATATCGTCTTCCAGTATAAGATTCACTTAATTCTAAAGTATAGTGGATAACATTGTAACCCATTTTTACAGCAAATCCACCTAAAGCAACTAAAGTCCATGACTTACCTCCTCCAGGATTACCAAAAATTAATCCTAAATCTCCATTACCTAAACCACCTTGAACTAGTTCATTAATTTCAGGCCATGGTGTTGGAACAATTTTTCTATGATCTTCTCGGTAACGTGATTCAGTATCGCGTTTATATTCGTGGCCAATATTTTTGTCTTGACCTGCTTTCATTGCTGATTCAATCATATATTTGATTGAGTCATAATCACCTGCTTTTAATAAATCGACACTACTTAATAGTGCTTTTTTAAGTTGTTGGTTTTTACAAAATGTAGAAAATTCTTCTTGAACATAAGCTAAATCATCAATATCTGCTTTATAAGCTTCGCGTAATTGTTCTTTAATAGATACTTTAAGTACTTCATTGTCCAATTTTTTCATTTCAACCTTTAAGATATCCATTGAAATTGTTGTATGATACTTTTCGTAGTACTTTAGGATTTCATTTATAATCCATTTATGAGCGGGGTTTGAGAAATATTCATCACTTAATACGTCATTTATGTTTTGCACGAATTCTTTATGCGTCAGCAATGAAGAAATTACTTTCATCTGGAATGCTGGTCCGTACTCATCAATTGATTGTAGTGTCATTTTTATAACTTTTATTTAAATTTAATAACCTTTTATTTGTTTTCCAACAAATCTTTAAAAATATCACGAACCCAAAATTCGGTATTTCTAATTAAATTTCCTAATTGATCTTCCTCACACATTTCAACAAATGTTTCAGGAAAGAAATTTAGGTGGGTATGCTCAACGAATTTATCTATGAACATTTTATCATTGTCACTCATCATAGGATTTGACAAGTCCATAACTCTATATTTATCCTCTAGCAAATCAACATCATGTATTACTCTAGCATATACTACGTGTTCTTTTAATCTAGATTCAGCAAGATCAATTATATCATCAAATGACAAATCTTGTGTTGCTAGTTCAGGGAATTTTTTAAATAAACCTTTAGGCCCTAATCCCTTAATACCTGTTACTCCATCAGAATTATCTCCCATTAATAACTTATAAAGCAAGAAATTGTTTGGGGTAACATTAAATTTTTCCTTTACAGTATCTGTAGTGTAATATTCTTTTTCAATTGGACGATAAACGATTACTTGCTCGGTTACCAATTGTAAATAATCTTTATCACTGGATACTATGAATATTCTGTCTTCGGGTTTTGTAGGCAAGGTATCACTTAAGTAAGCAATAATATCATCTGCCTCTACTCTAGGTAATGATACTGTTTTAACAGGTAACGTTTTCAAATATTGAATGATTCGAGTAATTTGATCAATTTTAGAATCGTCTTCTTCCTCTAAACTATCAAATAATTCATGTTTAGTTACT